AGAGGGTGGATTAGCACAACAAGCGGCTACCGCTATTGCCATGAAAGAAGCGGGTAAGAAGCCCAAAAATATGGCTGCTGGTGGCAAGTCTACGGTTAACTCTGCGGGTAATTACACCAAGCCAGGGCTACGCAAACGTATCTTCAACAGCGTCAAAGCTGCTGCAATCGTTGGTACGGGCGCGGGGCAATGGTCAGCCCGTAAAGCGCAAGTGATGGCTAAACGCTATAAAGCAGCGGGTGGTGGATACCGTGACTAAGTGGTCTGACAAGCGCAAGAAGTCTATAAACTGCGATGCCCCAAAAGGCTTCTCGGAGAAGGCTCATTGCGCGAGTAAGAAGATGGCGGGTGGCGGGTTAGCTAAACCGCAGCAGTCCCTTAAAGACTGGGGCAAACAAAACTGGACGACTAAGAGTGGTAAAAAATCTTCTGACACTGGCGAAAGATACTTGCCAAAAGCTGCTATCAAGAGCCTCAGTTCTTCTGAGTACGCTGCTACAACTCGTGCAAAACGTGCGGGCAAAGCTGCCGGGAAGCAATTCGTAGCACAACCAAAGACTATTGCAAAGAAAACTGCGGGGTTTAGATAATGGCAAGCAAATTTCCTGATCTCACTGGTGACGGTAAAGTCACCCAAGCCGATATCCTTAAAGGACGTGGCGTTGAGCCTATGAAAAAAGGCGGCACGGCTAAGAACTTTATTCAAGCGGCAATTAAAAAACCCGGCGCTTTACGCGCTGCTCTTGGTGTAAAAGCAGGCAAAACCATACCCGCGAAGAAATTAGCCCAAGCAGCAAAAGCACCCGGCAAATTGGGTCAACGTGCACGCTTTGCTCAGACACTCAAGAAAATAAAGTAACACAATGGCTAAGACCACTGGCACCTCGGCCTTTAACCTTGACATGAACGACCTCATTGAAGAGGCGTTTGAGCGTTGCGGTCAGGAGCTTCGCACGGGCTACAACTTTCGCACTGCGCGTCGGTCATTGAACCTGTTGACGATTGAGTGGGCAAACCGTGGTCTGAACTTCTGGACGGTAGAGCAGGGTCAGATTCCAATGGTAACGGGTCAGGCTATATACCCTATGCCTACGGACACTATCAACCTGCTAGACACCGTTATTCGCCAGAGCAACGGCACATCGAACCAGATCGATATCAATATCAGCGGTATCTCTGAATCCACGTACATGAGTCTGCCTAACAAGCTGGCACAAGGTCGTCCCATTCAGGTTTGGTACAACCGTCAGTCAGGGCAAGAAAACCTTTCTACGGCTACCCTGAACGGGACGATTACGTCTACAGCCACCACAATCACGGTGTCTAACGTAGCCAATTTAACAACATCGGGGTTCATAAAAATTGATAACGAGACAATCAGTTATCCCAATGTAGACCCGGTAAACAACCAATTGATCAACTGCGCTCGTGGACAGAACGGCACCACTGCCGCAGCGCACACTACTGGCGCGGCTATAACCGTGCAGAACTTGCCAGCGATTAACGTATGGCCCACCCCCAATGCTCCCGGTAGTCAGTACATGTTTGTGTACTACCGCATGCGCCGTATTCAGGACGCTGGCACGGGTGTGACCGTACAAGATATTCCATTTCGTTTTATCCCTTGCATGGTGGCAGGGTTGGCCTATTTGTTGAGCATGAAACTGCCCGGTATTGATCCCCAGCGCGTGATTGGTCTTAAGGCCGAGTACGAGCAACAGTGGGACTTGGCCCAATCGGAAGACCGCGAAACTGCGCCGTTAAGGTTTGTGCCAAGGAACCTCTTCTATGCTTGAGGTTACTTATGCCTAATCGGTTTGCTTCCGGTAAACATGCGATTGCGGAATGTGACCGCTGTTCGCAAAGGTACATGCTTAAAGAGCTACGTACCCAGACCGTTAAGACTAAGCCATACAAGGTGAAAGTTTGCCGTGCATGTTGGGATCCTGATCAGCCGCAGTTGCAACTTGGTATGTACCCGGTCAATGACCCGCAAGCTGTGCGTGAGCCGCGTCCCGATGTGAGCTACCAAGTTTCGGGTCAGAGCGGCCTACAGATTTTGCTGACTGATAGCACAGCCCAAGATGGGTTTGGGTACCCAGAAGCGGGTAGCCGGGTCTTTCAGTGGGGGTACAACCCTGTTGGTGGGGCAAGCGGGTTTGATGCGTTTTTAACACCAAATAATCTGGTGATGACGGTAGAATTAGGTACGGTTACGGTTACAACGACATAAGGAGTCGATCATGGCTAAAAGTGACAGCAAAGAAGATATGAAGATGGACAAGTCGCAAGACAAAGCCATGATTAAAAAAGCCTTCAAACAGCACGATGCTCAAGAGCACAAAGGTGGTAAGGGTACATCCCTGAAGCTGGCTCAAGGCGGCAAAACCAATGTGCAAATGAAGCAGCTTGGTCGTGGTTTGGCTAAAGTTGCCAACCAGAAGATGTCTTCGTTCAAATACAAAAAAGGAGCTTGATATGGCCACCTTCAGCAAAAAAATAATGGGTAAAGAAGTTGGCGATGCCAGCGTTTATGCAGCCCCGCACACAGGCGCTCAAGCAGGTGTAGATATCAGCAATAGTGGCTATAGCACCCGCAAGGGCAGTAACGCTAACGATGTGAACATGTCTGTCGGCAGCATCTATCGTGAAGCACCTCTTGGCCCAAAGACAACAGGTATCGTCACACGCGGGAATGGTTGCGCCACCAAAGGCACGATAGCCCGAGGCCCAATGGCTTGATATGAATTACGCGCAACTGTTCAATAACATTCAGTCGTACACGGAAAATAATTTTCCGAGCTTTACCGTTTCTGACAACACCGTAGAAACGCCTAAAACACAGATTGATCGTTTTATTCAACAGGCAGAGCAACGCATCTATAACACGGTGCAGTTCCCATCATTGCGTAAAAATATGACTGGTAATGTTCAGTCGGGCAACAAGTACCTCAAAGCGCCAGATGACTACCTTGCTACCTATTCCTTGGCGGTAATCGACGCTACAGGGGCATATGAGTATTTGTTGAACAAAGACGTGAACTTCATCCGTCAGTCGTATCCGAACCCCACCACTGATACAGGGATTCCCAAATACTATGCTTTGTTTGGCCCTGCTATTGTTGGTAACGCAGTCACGAATGAATTAACGTTTATTCTTGGCCCAACACCTGATGCGGTGTACACCGTAGAGCTTCACTTTTACTACTATCCTGAGTCCATCACGACTGCTGGAACTTCATGGCTGGGTGATAATTTTGATACGGTGCTGCTGTACGGCACATTGGTTGAAGCGTACACATTCATGAAAGGCGAGACAGAGTTGCTTGCCGTGTACGATGCAAAATACAAAGAAGCCCTTTCACAAGCCAAGCGCCTTGGTGACGGCATGGAGCGTCAGGATGCTTACCGTTCTGGTCAATATAGACAGGCGGTGACTTAATGTCGTTTACGGGAAATTTCTCTTGCAACACGTTGCGCACCGGGTTGGTTGACGGTACGTTGAAATTTGCAACGGATACATTTAAATTGGCATTGTACACAAACGCGGCCACATTGAACCAACTCACGGCGGCGTACACCTCTGTGGGAGAGTCTTCCGGGGGTAACTATGCGGCTGGTGGGCAGGTGGTTACAGCTACAGTAAATACTGCGCTTGGCGTAAACGGTAGCACGGTCTACGTTAACTTTTCTAGCCCAGCGTGGACTGGGGCAATTACGGCTCGGGGGGCGTTAATTTATGACGTGACCACTGGGGCCGCTGTCTGTGTTCTGGACTTCGGGAATAACATTACATCAACTAAAACTTTCACAGTAACGATGCCTGCTAACACAAGCACGGCAGCACTCATTCGACTTGTATAGGAATAAACATGGCATTAATCACAACCACCAAAGGTGAAATGGACGAGTCTCTTTTTGAGAAAAAAGAGGGTTCCGTCGATAATGACAACGAGTACACCACATGGATTGAATACTGGCTTGACGGCGAGTTGGTGCATCGGTCAGCGCATGTGCAGCTAAAAAAATCCGTAACGCTTGCTGTTGAAGCAGCATCTTTTAACTAAGGAGCCTGATATGGCAAACACGCAAAGTATGACGACAAGTTTTATGGGTGAGTTGATGACTGCCACTCATAATTTTGGCACCGCCCCTGTCCGCGCAACTGGCGCAACAGATTCATTCAAAGGGGCGTTGTATCTCGCATCAGCTACGGTCAATGCGGCCACTACTGTCTATTCTTCAACTGGAGAGGTCACTGGCACTGGCTACTCTGCTGGCGGCGTTGCAGTCACGTTTGGAACTCCTCCTACGGCCACTAACTCTTCCGCAACTGCGGGAGTTGCATTTGTCACGCCGTCAGCCAGCATTACATATTCAAGCGTTACGTTGAGTACGGCGTTTGATGCTGTGTTGTTGTACAACTCAACCCAAAACAACAAAGCGGTGAGCGTTCACACGTTTGGTTCGCAGACGATTACCGCTGGTACGTTCGTACTGACGATGCCTTCCAACACGACAACGACTGCGTTGCTGCGCTTGGCTACAACCTAATAGGAAGCCGTGTTTGGTATCTCCGCATTTGCTGAAGCGCCGTTCGCCTCTCTTGCGGGGCAGACGGTTGTTGTCGCCCTTACGGGCGTACAGGCTTCGGGTGCGGTTGGTACTGTTACGTATGTCCCTCTTGTCGGTGCTGCGCTTACTGGCGTACAGGCTGCGGGTAATGTAGGGACAGTAGCGGTAGGTGCGCGGTCATTTACCCTTACAGGCGTTGAGGCATCTGGTTCGGTTGGCACG